CTTCGGAGATTCTTTGTCGGCGATTACTTCTCCTGAAGGAATCGCCGACAAAGAATCTCCGAAGTCTAAAGAATTTATGGACATGCATAAGAAGTCTAACAAAGAAATCGAAGATAAGGAAGAGCAAGGACATAAAGACGTGGTCAAGGCAGGACAGGCAACTAAACCTGCACCAGCGCGTGGGTCATCTGACCAACTCGCCAATGGCGACAAGGCAGTAGTTAAACCTGTAAAAGAAGCATACAGGATCTATACTGAGTCGGTTCGTCAAATTGAAGAGTCCAACCTTGGTCACCTCGCTGCAAAGCACTTCCAGCACTACGGTAACTCAAACTCAGAGTCAGGTCACCGTAATCCAGAGCGAGCATCACAAGCAGCTGCTCAGACCCTGAACCGAATCAAATCTGTTCATGGTGCTTCCGCTGCTGCTGCTGTAAAGCAACACTCTGCTGATGCCGATAACCATGATAACGGTACGGTGTCAAGTGGTAAGAAGGGTTTTCACAGCGATTTTGTCAAGAAGCATCTTGGTGGATCTGGTAGTGAAGAGCACAAAGCATATAAGTCTCACATGGACAAGATGGGTTACACGAAAAAGAACCTTGGTATGAAAACTCACCACGAGTAAAATCGTTAAATAAACGTAAAGGGAAATTGTTATGGAATTAGTAGTGTTAATCGTATTGTTGATCGTTGGCATCGTAGGTGTCGCTTGGTTCAACAAACCTAAAACTGAATTGACTGCGCCACCTCAAGAAGTGGACACCAAGGTACCACCAAAGGGCGTTCCTTCTGACGAATTGATAGTGTTGAAAGAAAAGACTTTGAACAGAATGACCAAAGCGCAGATCTCAGAAGAACTAGAAAAGTTAGGCGTTGAACACGCTCCAGGTAAGACCAAGGCGAGTTTGATCCAGAAATACTTGGATAAGGTTAAACACTAATCTAAGAGAACCTCTATATACTTTGACAGTATTGAGGTTTTTATGATTACTAACATAACCGAAGAAACCTTCCTCATCTATGCAGCGAAGAACTACCATACTCCGCGCTGCATAGATGCAGAAGAATTTTATGAAGAATTGAATCGCTTTAAGTATATCAAGCGATTATTAAACAGGTACAACAGAGGCGGCGAACTCTGTGAAAGGTTGATCCTCAACCACATTACCATACTGCTCAACGTATTTGGTAATGAGTCGGCAATATTGATGCTGATGTTCAAGGTTGGACCAGAAAACCTCCATATAATCAAACCGTTTCTCCAATACCTCAAAGCAATTAGGGAAGGCGACCTCGAAACTATCGAGGAAGACCCATGGGTTGTCGCTAAACTGGGAAATATTTGATGGGCATTCTTTCTAAAACTGGCGACCTCGTCTACACACTACGTTTCTTGCGTCTACTGACGACCAAGTTCGAGGACACCACTGCCTTCAAACTCGGTCTCATCGACAAAGATGGCAAGAAACTCAAGAGTCCAGACACCTCAGAAGAGCGAGGTGCATACAACACTTTTCACCGACTCGTCTTCAACCTCAAGAAATTACTAGCGAAAGTCCCTGGAGGCAAATCCTCTCTCGCCTCCTATGCATCCGCTCTCTACCTTGTAAAAGAGAACCTAAACCTATCGGACAGGTCTATCGAGAAGATTGCAGAGGAGTGTGCTCTTGACCCTCTCGGGTGTATCAACGAAGGGAGCGAGTGGTTTCGTGCAAAGGACGGGGCACTTTCGTCCGGAATGTACGTTCTCGCTAACACGAAGATGGTAAACTCCACTTGCGAAGAGATATGCAAGACCGGAGACAAGATTCGAATCGCAGAAGACTGCTACCCTGTAGGCAACGTCCTCGGTTCCGATATTTTCGAAGCAACTCACGTGCGGACTAACCAGAAGATCTATGTCACTTCGGGAGAATTGCGGCGATGATTGGTTTCTCACAATACCTCCAAGAAGCATTCGACAAACCCTACAGGTACACTGGCGGTGCTGGAGGAGCGAGAAGCACCAGCATCAAGTACAAATTCTATACTACAGAAAAGGATGAGATAGAAGTCGTCTTTGAAAAACTCGAATGGTCTGACGACGAGTATACTTGGATAGTCGCATTCAATAGAGATGGCAGCGACGGTGTAACAGGTGGAGGCGATGCTATGCGAATCTTTGCAACTGTTATAGAAATCCTCAAAGATTTTATAAAGAAATATAATCCTCCTGTTGTTGGGTTCTCTGCATTTAAGTCCGTAGATGACCTCTCGAACAATCAAGGAAGCAAGAAAGGATCCCGTGAGAAGTTGTACCTACGAATGGTTAAGAAGTTTGCGCCCAAGTTAGGGTACACCTTCAGTTCACGTACTGATTCCAAAATGACCGACTTCGAGTTGGTAAGGAAATAAAGGAATGAAAAAGTTTAAAGCGTTTCAAGAAGAAATGACTACAACGGCTGACGCAGGGATCCCACAAGACACCAAGAACATGGGACCAAAGAAGAAGCGTGCACCTATCACCCGACGATATATTGAGATTATGGGGAAACTTCGTCGTATAGAAAAATAATCATATTCCACAATTCATCCTGACCTATATAACTCTACCCCCTGAAAATATTACATGACAAAAGGATGTACACGTGGCAAAAGAATCATATCTCGGCATCGAGATCGACCTCTCCCGCGACGAACTGTTTGACAAACTTGGTATGGCACGACTCGAAGAGTCGTATATGCGAGAAGATGAAACATCTCCTCAACAAAGGTTTGCGTTCGTCTCCAAAACCTTCTCCTCTAACCCAGAGCACGCACAGCGTCTCTACGACTATTCTTCAAAGCACTGGTTGTCTTACTCTACACCGATCCTCGCGTATGGTCGCACAGGAAAGGGTATGCCAATTTCCTGCTTCCTCAACTTCATCGAAGACACCGCTGAGGGTCTAGTAAACAATCTATCCGAAACTAACTGGTTGTCCATGATGGGCGGCGGTGTTGGCATCGGTTTCGGAATTCGCTCTTCGGATGAGAAGTCCACTGGCGTAATTCCTCACCTCAAAACATATGACGCTTCTTCGTTGGCATATCGCCAAGGCAAGACCCGTCGTGGTTCATACGCAGCATACCTCGATATCTCTCACCCAGACGTGACAGAGTTTCTCGAGATGCGCAAACCGACAGGTGATCCAAACCGTCGTTGCTTGAACCTACACCACGGTATCAACATCTCTGACCGTTTCATGGAATTGGTCGAGCGAAGCATGAAAGACTCCGACGCCGACGATGGTTGGAACCTAATCGACCCAACTTCCGGCGAAGTCCGCGATACAGTATCAGCAAAGGCACTGTGGCAGAAGATTCTTGAACTGCGTATGGAAACCGGCGAACCATACATCCACTTCATCGACACATCAAACCGTGCGATGCCACAGTTCCAAAAAGACTTGGGTCTACGCATCCACCAGTCAAACTTGTGTTCAGAAATTATCTTACCAACCAACGAAGAACGCACCGCTGTTTGTTGCCTGTCTTCAGTAAACCTTGAGCACTATGATGCTTGGTCAAAGAACGACATGTTCCTGCGTGATATGGCAGAGATGCTAGACAACGTGTTACAATTCTTCATCGACAACGCGCCTGATTCAGTATCACGTGCCAAGTTCTCTGCCTCGCGCGAGCGTTCGATCGGGATAGGTGCCCTTGGGTTCCACGCATACCTTCAGAAGAAAAACTTACCATTTGAATGCGCGATGGCAAAGGTCACAAACAACCGCGTGTTCTCTCTGATAGAAAGGAAACTCAACGATGCCAACCTTGAACTCGGGAAAGAAAGAGGTGAAGCACCTGATGCAGCAGGTACAGGACGAAGATTTAGTCACACTATGGCTGTCGCTCCTAACGCTTCTAGCAGTATCATTATGGGAAACACTTCGCCGAGTATCGAACCATATCGCGCGAATGCCTATCGTCAGGACACTCTTTCGGGAGCGCACCTGAATAAAAACAAGTATCTCGATACCCTAATTAAGAGTAAGGTCGAATCGGGTGAAACCAAACAAGACTACGATGAGATCTGGTCAAGCATCATTGCTAATGATGGTTCTGCCCAACATCTTCGTTTCTTGACACAAGAAGAAAAGGACGTCTTCAAAACTTCGATGGAAATTGACCAACGCTGGGTCATAGAACACGCAGCAGACCGTCAAGCGAATATTGATCAAGCACAATCGCTCAATTTATTCTTCCGTCCAGATGTTAATATAGTTTATCTCCACGCTGTGCATTTCTTGGCGTGGAAGCGTGGACTGAAGACGCTCTACTATTGCAGGTCAGAAAAACTTGGAAAAGCAGACCGTGTCTCGAAGCGCATTGAGCGAGAAGTGATCAAAGGCATTGATATGTCTGCGATCGTAAACGATGAAGAATGTATTGCCTGCGAGGGATGAGTTAAAACAATATTATGTCAGGATACATTCACGACAAGGTTCTGAGTGAAGAAGAACTGAAAGAAGCAAGAGACTTGGCAGCAAGTCTCGAGTTCTTTCCAGTATTTCAAATGTACAACTTGTTTGACTTGGAAAGGGCAGATATGAAGGATGACCTCCTTCAATACTCCTTTGCTCGCAAACTTCTTCAATACTCAAGGCGTTCAAACATAATAGGGTTTTACTTTCTAAGGTACATTCCTGGATCATTCACTCGAATGCATCGGGACAACAATACTGACCTTACGATTGTAACTCTATTGGACGACCAAGACCTTGTAGGCGGTCACTCTATAGTACAAGAAACCTACAAACAAAAAGCAAGACCAGCAAATCAAAGATGCAACCGAAGTGATGGGGAAGAGGAATCCCCACCGTATGAACGAGACATTATCATGGACGTACTTCCAATGGAAAGAGGAGATAGTCTCGTTTATGGACCAGAGCAGATGCATGGAGTGTCGAAGGTCTATGAGGGAAGTCGGTTGGTGTTGATCAGTTGGTTCAACGATAAGGGATCCAAATGAAACTAAAGATTACAGACGAAAGAGAATATTTCAAACCGTTTTCATACCCATTGGCATATGAGGCGTGGTTGAAGCACGAGCAATCGCACTGGTTGCACACCGAAGTACCGATGGCAGAAGACGTCAAGGACTGGCAGCGTAAACTGTCAAATGAAGAGAAAGGTTTCCTAACCAACATCTTCCGCTTCTTCACACAAGGCGACATCGATGTCGCTGGCGGTTACGTTAATAACTACCTACCGAACTTCAAGCAACCTGAAGTACGTATGATGTTGATGGGATTCTCCGCGAGAGAGGCGCTGCACGTTGCTGCTTACTCGCATTTGATTGAGACCTTGGGTATGCCCGAGTCAACATACAACGAGTTCCTCGAGTACGAGGCGATGCGAGAGAAGCACAACTACATCAACGAAATGTCTATGCAGAAGGACACGAAGTCAGACGTAGCGACTAACATTGCTGCGTTCTCCGCGTTCACTGAAGGCATGCAGTTATTCTCTTCTTTCATCATGCTCCTGAACTTCCCGCGCCACGGTAAGATGAAGGGCATGGGTCAGATCGTAACTTGGTCCATCGTTGACGAAACTATGCACGCTGAGTCAATGATCAAGTTGTTCCGCACCTACGTGGAAGAGAACATCGAGATCTGGAATGACGAACTCAAAGAGAAGATCTACGCTATCGCCGAGAAGATGGTTGAACTGGAAGATAAGTTCATCGACCTCGCCTTTGCTATGGGTCCAATGGAAGACCTCAGCGCCAATGACGTTAAGATGTATATCCGTTATATCGCAGACCGTCGACTCATCTCCCTCGGCATGAAGGGCATCTTCAAAGTTAAGAAGAATCCTCTACTTTGGGTCGAAGAGATGATCAACGCACCGACGCACACAAACTTCTTCGAGAACCGCGCAACAGACTACGCACGTGGTGCATTGTCTGGCGACTGGAAGGAAGTCTGGGGTACAGCAACGGCATAACATGAACCTCAAAGACTACAATCGTCGTCCTGCCAAACGATCCGTTTACCACCAAGAAATGCCGGAAGATTGGGTAGGGCGTCTGCCTAGCGCAGAGGATATTTGGATTGGAGGTCACCAAGCAGACCGTAAAGGTTGGGTGTCAGAAAGAAAGATGCAAAAGGATGGTTCCGGTAACGGAGTCATGCGGCATTTTCGGTGGCACCTATCCAGTAATTTCCCGCCAGTCCTTCAGGAGATGATGGACCACCACGATTGCGAAGATATCTCAATGTTCATAGGACATTGCGATGGATATAACGGCACACTTAGTTGGCACTTCGACGACTACCATGTCTGGGCGTTTAATATCGAAGGTGTGACTGAGTGGCAGTGGTTTTGTTGTAGGTCTGGTAAAATCGAAAAGCAGGTTTTAGAACCTGGATATATATTAACAATGCCTCTGGGTGTGACGCACAGAGTAGAAATGCTTTCGGAGCACAGAACATCTATTAGCATAATAACAAGGTATGGTGTCCCTCCTATGCATACACCAAAGGACAAGTAATATGGACGAGCACTATGACATACACTGCTCGGTTTGCGAAACTCACAGCGAAGTAATCGTAGACGGAAACGTAGGTATTGAACCCGAGTTCTGTCCTATGTGCGGGTCACCAGTAGAACCAGAATGAATTGGACATACGAGGGCGAGGTATTCGACCCAACATATAAAGAACTCGAGGAATGGGTTGGGTTCGTTTACGTTATAACCGAGAAAAACACCGACATGAAATATGTCGGCAAGAAGTTCTTTCATAGAAAAAAGACACTACCAATAACAAAGACGAGGAAGCGCAGGAAACACACCCGCGTGGAGTCTGACTGGAAAACATACTTCGGTAGTTCTGTCAAAGTCCAACAATTACTGGAAGAGCACGGCGCAGAAGCTTTCGACAGAGAAATCATTCGTCTGTGTAAGACCAAGGGCGACTGCGCATATTACGAGACAAAGGAACAGTTCGATAGAGAAGTTCTGATACAACCGGATTACTATAACGGGATAATTAACTGTAGAATCAACAGATCCCACCTCTCGAGAAATAAGATTTCTTAGAGTACGTACATTAGTCGATCTGAAGATCAAAATGTTCCTATATAAAATAGACTATGAGGATTGATTTACATGATAACTGAAATTCAACAAGGCAAGAAGTCAAGGTTGGAATTACACGAAATGCTCGAAAACATCGACAAGGCAGATCCTGGCCAGCGAGTAGAGTTGATCCGCGGATACGCGGAATTATACAACTCTTTTGTCGACTATATCCGTTGCGTGTTTGATTCAAGAGTGAATTTTCTTCTCCCAGAAGGGCGACCCCCTTTTACTCCCGCTGACGCGGAGAAAGTTCCATCTTCTTGGCACAAACAGCACATAAAACTTCAATACTTTGTCAAAGGTCTCAAAGCAGACCACATTCTCCCTATGAGAAGGGAGTCTATGTTCATTGGCATGCTAGAATCTGTACACCCCTCCGACGCCGAGATCTTGGTAGCAATGGTTGCCAAGAAAAGCACAGTCGCAGGTTTGTCAGTAGAAACTGTGAAGGAGGCATTGCCTCGTATTATACCATGATCACTTAATTAAATAATCCGACACTTAGGAGTCGCCTATGGTAACAACAAATCAAATAGAAAGGTTACGGAAGGATAGCGCAGAGTTAGGACATTATGTCCATAAACTTAATAAGAAAGGTAAAAAAGAACTTGCGCATAAAGTGGAGAAGAAGAGAAAGTATCTAGACGACTTTATCTCTGATCTCCAAGACACCGTGTCGGTGACTAACTAAGGAGGTGATCAAATCTCGTGCCTCGTCCGCAATGGGCGAGGTATCGTTACCTCTTTAAAAATATTTCAAATAACTGTTGTCTTCTCGATGGAGTTCTGTATAATAAAGAACATCGTCTGCGGGAATGTGCACTCTACCCTCCTGTAACCCCTTCGACACCCTCTACTCAGAGACGTACTATAGTCTACTTATAGATAATGTACAAACTTTTCTATTCGGATATTGTTATGCCAACCTATGATCTCAGAAACACAGAAACTGGAGAAGAGAAAGAAGTTATCTGCTCCTACAATTCAATGAAAGAAATGACAGACTCTGGTTCTTGGGAACAAGTACATAAGTCTGCTTCTACTATTGTCACACACGTTGGTGGAACCCTCAAACAAACAAGTGAGGGATGGAAAGACGTACTGAGACAAACTAAAAGATACTCTGGTCGCGACAACACAATTAGGGTTTGACATGACACAAACAAGACGTCAGAAACAAGAAACAACTAGAAAGATACGAATAGACGATCTCCTTACATTCGACCCATTAACAGAGAACCAACTCTATGCAAGAGATGCATGGAAGGACGGTGACCATCTTGTGTTGAATGGATCTGCAGGCACAGGTAAGACGTTTACTGCCCTGTATATGGCATTACAAGATGTTCTCGACAAGAGTACTCCTTGGGATAGGATTCATCTAATTCGTTCTGTTGTGCCTACTCGAGAAGTTGGTTTCCTTCCAGGGACAGCAGAAGAAAAACTCCTACCTTTCATTACGCCTTACATTTCTATTTGTGATGACTTGTTTGACACTAACGGCGCATATGCTCAATTGGTAGAGCAGAAGATGATCGAGTTTCATTCTACTTCGTTTATCCGAGGAACCACCTTCGATAATGCGATTATTATTGTAGACGAAATGCAAAACCTAACCTTCCACGAACTCGACTCTGTTGTTACTCGACTTGGTTTGGACTCAAGAATTATATTTGCCGGAGACTACTACCAAACAGACTTTGTCAAAGCAGGAGACAAGAAAGGAATTCTTGATTTCATTAAAATTATTGAAGTGATGAAGAACTTTTCAGTGGTAGAGTTTGGATGGCAAGACATTGTCCGAAGTGACTTCGTGAGAGACTACATAATGACGAAAGAAATGTTCCTGAGAGAGAAGTGATGATCTGTACGACGCTAAACTTTCCAAAACTTATACACCAACTTGAACAAGATGAAGGTTGCATGTATGAGATCTACCTTGACCATCTTGGTAACCCTACATTCGGAATCGGGCACCTCATAGACGACGACGAACCTGAGTACTGGCAAGAGGTCGGTACTCCTGTTGGACGAGCACGTGTGCATGAAGCATTTGAGGCAGACGTTCAAGAAGCAATGAGGCAATGCGCAAAACTTTACAAGGCATATGACTGGGACGAATTCCCAGGAGAAGTCAAGAGTATTCTCATAAACATGATGTTTAATCTTGGGTACGGAAACTTGCAGAAGTTCCGGAAGATGAACTCTGCCCTCAATATGCATAACTGGGAAGGAGCAGCGGTTGAAGGTCGTGATTCTCTTTGGTATACGCAAGTCCCTAATAGAGCAGAGCGATTAATGTCCCGAATGGAGTTAGTTGGTGAGTGATAAAGAAAGGTTTGTGGGAGACTTTGATCGCAACGAAGTCGAAATTGACCTCAGCAAATTCATGGATCTTCTCAAAGAGAACTCAGATCTGAAAGACCAAATTCGTGACCTACAATCAGAAGCGTCAGGAAACCCATGGGCGAAGTGGGTACACTTTGCGGAAACCATCGACGCATGGCGTATCTTCCCGAGAGCGTTCATCACAGTTTATATATTCTTGTTGTACTACACTACTATGTGGTTCATGGCACTTGAATCGCCCACCCTTGAGCAGTCAGGTTTGATCTCTGTTGTCGTCGG